TATATATTTGGCGAGATGACTTTAAATGGGTTTGGGATATTGTTTTGTTTGGGGTTTTGAGCTGGATGCGTTTAAAAAGGCTTAAAGCTAATGATGGTATATTATATATACCAATAAATAGCAAAATAATGGAAAATGAAATATGGAAAACTATTGAAGAATTTCCAATTTACGAAGTTAGTCATTTAGGAAGAATTAAAAATACAATTACAGGAAGAATATTATCGCCTACAGTAAAATCAGGTTATTACCACGCGTCTTTAACAAATAATAATCATAGAAAAACATGCAAAGTTCACAGACTTGTTGCATTTGCTTTTATACCTAATCCTGAAAATAAAAGCGATGTCAACCACAAAGATAAAGATAAATTGAATAATAAGTTATCCAATTTAGAGTGGATGACAAGAAAAGAAAATAATTCACATAAATCACAAACCCTTATTTATAAAAGCAACAAAAATAAGCCTATTTTACGTATTGATAGTGATACCAATGAAATAATAGAAAAATATGATTCAATAGAACTAGCCGGAATATGGGCGTGTAATAATCATTTAACTAAAACATCACATAATGGTAGAAATGCGGTAGGTAATTGTGTAAATGGAATGTCTAAAACTGCTTATGGTTTCAAATGGGAATACCAGGATAAATATGAAGATTTAGAAAATGAAATATGGAGTGAAGTTATTATAAAAGACGTTGACATTATTATTTACGGAAATAAAAAATATTATGTTTCAAATTTAGGCAGATTTAAAGATAGTGAAGGGTTGATAAGAAATAATTATAAAGTAAATGAAAATGGATACATAAGAGTATATATTTATAATAAAACGTATGCAGTTCATAGGTTGGTTGCATTTGCTTTTTTAGAAAATCCTGATAATAAAGAACAAGTAAATCATATAGATGGTAATAAATTAAACAACAAACTTGATAATTTAGAATGGGCGACTAACAAAGAAAATCAAATTCATAAATTTAAAACAGGTTTAGGAAATAATTTTACTAGAAAAATTATTCAATATAATTTAGAAGGAAATTTAATTAAGAAATTCAAATCAATTACTTCAGCAGCAAAGGAAATAGGGGTTTCTAAAGGTAACATCCAAGGTGTATTATTAAATAATAGAAAAACTGCTGGCGGATTTATTTGGAAGTATTTAGATTAATTTTTTAAAATTAAAATATATTCGTAATGTATAAAAAGAATGGGTGTTTATATGTCAGGGTCCAAAAGTAGCAGAAACCAATCATCGCTTGTGAACAGAACAAACGTGTGTGGAGGTCCAAAAAAAGCTGGCATCGTTTCTCGTCAAGGTTTATTCATGCAAAGTAATGTTTCATTAAGAAGAGGCCCTCAATCTCTTCCATTATTCTGTATTCCAAACTACACAATTCAAACACAACACTATGGTTACAGAGCAACAATTGGTGGCAATATGGGTTAATCTCATTGCCGCTTTTCACGTTCTGCTATCATATTTTTATTCACTTTTATAAAATACTATTTAACAATAAAATAATTTAATAACAACTTGTTAAATTATTTTATCTCAATAAAACCGCGCACACATGTTTATCAAAATTGATTCTCGTGAAAAAGATTTAGTAACAAAAATGACATTTTTAATTTCAACAGTTCCCGCATTTAGAAATTTAAAAGTGATCACAGAAAATTTACCTATTGGTGATATAATTATTAGCGGAAAAAATAATGAAGATATTTTAATCATAGAGAGAAAAACAATTGTTGACTTGCTTTCCAGCATCAAAGATGGCCGTTATGAAGAACAATCATATCGTCTTAACGGAACACCTCTTCACAATCATAATATAATATATGTAATAGAAGGCGATGTTAATAAGATGAACATGTTCATGGATACCAAATTTGAGAAACTTACACTTTATTCGGCCATTTTCTCTCTTAATTATTACAAAGGATTTTCGGTTATCCGCACGTTTACACTGGATGAAACCGCGCTTTTTATATGCAATTCTACATCAAAATTGATGAAAGGAGAGACCACTGATAGAAAATCGTTTTACAGTAATACACCAACAGAAAATGATTCTAGTGAAGATAGTAATAAAGAATATATTGGTTTGGTGAAAAAGGTAAAAAAAGAAAACATTACAGTTGAAAACATAGATGAAATCATGTTATGTCAAATTCCAGGTGTAAGTACAGCAACCGCAATTTCAATTATAAAAAAATTCAATAACATGGCAAATCTAATTAAATGTTTAGAAGAAAATGAAAAATGCTTAAACGATGTTACCAATGTAAATAATAAAGGTCAATCCAGAAAAATTACCAAAACATCTATAGCAAATATCATAAAGTTTTTGTTGAAAAAATAAAAATATTATTCATTTATAATATATAAATGAATAAACAAATCATTAATTTACTTTTTATTATAGGAATATGTTTTGTTGCCTATCTATTATTTAGAAATCTTGATTACAAAGAAGGTATGACTACAGATTCTTCTAATTCTTCTAATTCTTCTAACTCTTCTGAAAATAGTTCAACATCAAGTTCAACTTCAACTTCAACATCCAACGGAATAGCGGGTAGTGCACAAAATTATGCAGCAAACATCAAATCTGCGACAATTAAAAATCAAGATGTTTTGTTGATTAGTAAATACAGAACAGATTATGAAAATGCTATATTAAATTTAGATGATTTAATCAATACAATGATGTTACAAACATCATTAACTGTAGATAATACCAATCCAATGACATCATTAGAAAAATTAGTTCAATTGAATTCTGCAAGAGGAGCATTAAACAATGTAATGAAATTTTTAGATGCTACTAGTCAATAAATGCGAATAATACATTATTTTCCGCTTTTATGGTATATAAATAGATACATTATTATCTTTGTAATAACCTTTATCAATAAGTGATTGTGTATAGGTTGCCCCACCCCAATTATCGTCCATTGGGTTTGGACTATAAAGCATATTCTCTTCTTTTACATTCATTTGATCTAAAGGAGTAGTTGTACCTACATAAAAAGCGGATTGATCAAAAGCAGGATAAGAATTTTTATTATACGGAGGATCATTTCTTGTGGCATCAATCAAAAGTGTAGGATTAGGTGGAACCGCAATATTTGTATTGACTTCTTCCTCTGTTATTAAATTTCCAATTGAACTACCTATACCAGGAGCCATATTCCCTTGTGTACTTGGATTGGATACAAAAGTAGAATTTGAATTGAAACTGGGTGGTAATCCACCTTGAGGCTCTGATACACTCGGCCTGGCTTTGTAAACAGCATTACCTTGTACATCATAAGTTTGTTGCAGGTAAAGAACTGGACACCGTATTCCTTGACTTCTCTGCCAATTTAAAAATTCGGTATAATCTTCTAAATTCTCAAATTCTACCGGATTCACGCCTGGAACCTGTGCAATTTTAGAATTATACAAATAAAATCTAGAATCTTTTTGAATTAATAAATTAGGACATCTAATTTCCCCGTTATTATTTGTCAAACCTTCATGATATTTAGGGTCACTACATTTTGCGTAAAAATACAATCCTATTAAAAATACTATTATAAATAATAATGTTGGTAATGTCATATATAATATATATAAAGTATATATATTTTATAACAATTTAATTATCTCAAATATATATAAATAGTTATATTTGATAAGATGATTTTTTTGCACATTAATCCAACTACTAAAAACACAAAAAAATTCAATAAATATGTCTCTGAAGGTAAACACATTTTTGTTTTATTTTATTTGGAAGGTTGTGGGCCTTGTAATGCTACTAGACCAGAATGGAAAAAAATTAAAAATGTTTTAAATATGAAATATAAACACAACAATAACGTTGTAATTGCTGATGTTGATCAAGCATTGATGAGAGAAATAAAGTATTTGACGAATGAGCCCAAGGGTTTTCCAAGTATGGTTTATATTTCCGGGAAAGGAGCAATCAATGAAAACTATGAAGATTGTAATATTAATAGAAAAGATAGAACTGTAGATTCTTTTATAGAGTGGATAGAAAGTAAAGTAAAAATGCAGAAAATGCAGCAAATGAGGCAAAATCACAGACACAATAAAACACAAAAAGGAGGCAAATGGTCACTAAAATACAAACGTAGTATTGATTGCAAACACCCCAAAGGTTTCTCTCAAAAACAACATTGCAAATATGGACGCAAAAAAACACAAAAAAGAGTGTAAGTATGTATTGTTTTTATACGGTTGAAGTTTGAATAATATCACCCCTAATGGGTGCGGTTGCAAATTTATTTTTTTCTTATTGTATTTTTTTTCTGTTTTTTATTTTTTTTGCTATTTCTTCTTCTTATATTTTTTCCTCCAATAACTGTATCACTAGTTGCACTATCACTAGTTGTCATAACCGCTGTTTGATCATTATCACTAGTTACCGTTTGTGAAAAAATACTGGCAAAAAATCCTGATATTGTTTCTTTTATACTAGTAAACCCACTTAATAATGTGGTACGTTGTTGTTGTGAAAAACTAGAAAGTCCTTCATCTCCTTTTATTGATTTGTCTATATTTATAAACTCATTTATTTGATCCAAAATTACTTCATTATTTTCTTCATTTAATAAATTAGCTACTAATTTTGTTTGATTATGTGCATTATTTATAGTATCTTGGTTTGGTTCAATATTCAACCCATTTTCTTGTAAATAATCCAAAATTTCTTTTTCATCCATATCAAAACGGTTTTCAATATCATCATCAAGTGGAGATAAAATCGTGCTAATATCTTCTTCATCTTGTGGACATGTATTTCTATCTGGTGACATATCAACTGTTGACATATCAACTGTTGATAAATCAACCAAAGTACCTTTTTCTTTTTTTGGACTATGAATAGGAGTAGCAACACCTTGACTTTCACCTTGAAAAGTATTTGCAGCGCTTTCATAAGTATTTGTAACACTTACTGACGGGGTGGCACAGGGAGATTCCAAATTTTTAATAATTATATTATAATTATTACATACAAATTTAAATGCTCGTTCATTAAATTCTGATAAATTTGCCCTGTTATTTGGTTGATCACTTTGTAGAGTATTTGGTTGATTCATTCTTTTAGCTATTTCTTCAGCTCTCAAAGCTCTAAGAATATATTTTAATAAATTTAATGGTTGTTTAATTTTTTGTTTTTGAAAATACATGGAGCTATTACGTGTTACATTTTGAAACACAAGATTGAAAATTTTTCTTATTGAGTTATATTTTTCTTCATCCGAAAATGTATATATATTGGATTCAATTTGTTCTTTTATCACATCAAAATTAATTAATTTTTCAAAAATGAGTGAAATATATCTATTTATTTGTCTTTCCCCAATATTACGAATAGA